ACCAGTCCAACGAATTGGTCGGTCAGAACACTCTCAGCAGATGCATTAGCAGCATCGGCATGAGCCATGTCAACATCGATGTTGGGCGTTGCGAATGGTAGGATGGTCATTACATCGTTCGACTCAGAGTCCTTGTCAGCAGCACTATGGTCAGTTTTCAACGCTGGTGTTATCGTAATCTCAGTCTTACCGTCATTGTCATTGTTAGCGTCATTGGCAACTTCCTGCTTGATGATTGTGAACATTCTGCCGCTGTTGCCGTAGTCATCGTCCTGTGAGAAGTTGGAACTCCCAGATGCTATCGAGAAAATGACTTTGCTACCGACCAACATGCCGTTTGGAAACTCAAGTATACCGCTGTTTACTGGTGTATCTGCGACACCACCGCTGAGAACGATTACACTGGTATCTTTGACCAAGTCTTGATGTGGTGCGTTAGAGGCATTGGCGCCAGTTTCGAAGGAGGCAGTGAACTTGAAGGAGCCTGCGTAGTTGTGCTCCAAGCGTATTGCAGACTCATGCCCGAACGTTACTTCGGACAAATCCCCACGATAAACTGTCGACGGCATGGCTTCCTCTCACCTCATGGGATTAACTCTGCAAAGATAACAACTTCTATCTGGAAGGTCATTCTAAACAGTTTCTTGCTCCTATCTGACAAATCCGTGCGAGTTTTGTACACCAATCTGTCAAAGTTGACACCGTCACCTTTTCTCTTCAAATGAATACATCTTCTCAACTCGTTCTCCATTTTCTGAAAATGTGTACGACTCCTCATAGTTCGCATGTCTACGGTGATGTTTATCCTAGTCGTCACGAAGTCATACAGCAACTCAGGGGTCTCCTCGTTGTGCGCTGTCTCAAAGACGAGTAAGAAGTCAGTCTTATCCAAGTCCAGACGCTTGCCTCTCTCAGGTCCGGTCTCGGCTATATCAATGATAACAGGCTTGTAGTTGTCAGTGTTGCCCCTGCTCCAATTATCACTAAGGACATCTACTACAGCATCGATACCTTCTTTGAACGTCGCTACCATAACTAGAACTCCATGAACTCCTTCTTCTTTCTCTCACGGTCGTAAGCATCGTGGTCAGGGAGAATGACGCCTCCCTCGTTTCTTAGTTTATACTCAATTAATATAGGGGATTCAGTCATCATTCTTCGGTTGACCCTATCTTGCAATAGAGCTTCATCCTCAAATGATAATTCATCACCATCAAGACCTCTCTCAGTTCTTTCTACAGCCTCCCTGTAGTCAGAGCCCTCCGTCACTGCTTTCTGTATTTCTTGCTGGACATCACCACTGCCTAATGCCGCATCGAGTGTCTTCTTCCACTCAGCATAAACAAGTCTCTCCATTTCCTTACTCAAAAGAAATCACCTCTATGTATCTAGGTAGAGTCCTATCGATGTCTTGTCTGTATAGTTGTATCTTAGACGACAGGTCAACGTTCTGTGTTCCCTCTGGTATGAGGACGCTTCTGTCATCGCTTAGCAGTAACTCGATGGCCACCATTTTGGTGCATACGTCCTCTATTGCCTTCTCGACGTATCTCTCACCGTAAATATATGCGACCTTGATTGCGTTCCACTCGAAAAATGGATATGAGTTGTTAAAGTAGACTATACCCATCTCATGGTCTACCCAGTAATCTCTAAGCCTTGCTCTGTCACCACTAGAACTACCACCTTGCAAGTCGACCTGTAGTATGTTTTGTGTCACAGTGAGACCATTCAAATCGTCTACGGAAGAGCCTACGACAGAAGCACACCCAGTGAATGTCGTGGCCGTCTTGCCTGTGTATCTAATAGCCGTATCACCAACGGATAGAACTCCAGCAGAAACAAATCCAGATGTCGAGTTAACAGTTAAGACAGTCGTTGTGGCATTGCTGACAGTTGCAGTTCTTGTCTGCACTTGGTCCAATTCGATATTGCTGTCTGTCACAACTATGCTACAAGTTTCGCCAGCCTGTGTAGACCTCATGCTACTAATCTTAATCTGCCCACTACCATAATCAGCGTTAGCAGTAGCTAGGAATTCATTGTGAACACCGACATTCGAAGTGCTACCCTCCAAGGTAAACGCTGGACTAAATTCAACTGCTGCTTTACTGACTCTGTCTTCCTTGTTGATTAAGTCAGCAAGATTCTGTGCTGTAGTTATCATGTCGAAATCTGCTCTCCATTGCCCAGTACCAGTACCTGTTGTGAGTGTAGCGGCAGTACCATTACCGGGTGACATCACAATCGAACCAGAAAGCGAACGTGGGTCATCTGGTATCTTGATACGAGCCTCAGCAGCGCCAATCTCTCTGTAGTCATCGCCTTGCCACAGTTCTATACGTAGTAATTGTTGTATGTTCCTAAATAGAAGAGGAGCTGTACCAACATAATCAGTGTAGTATCTTCGCCTGTATGGTTTGTAGGTGTCAAAGTTGATGTACTCGGCAGAGACAAGATTAGGTCTCCATGAGTTGTGAGTCGTATTGTCTATTCTATCCTGTGCGCGAAGAATTAGCTCCTTGACCTTATCATACGTAATGCCTCTGGTGCTTCCGTTAGTGAATGATGCTTTATTCTGTACGAATGGATTATCAGCAGTTTGGTAATCAGTGTCGGTTATCGAATCAGCAAAACCAAGTCTAACTCCATTTATGTTTGAAGTTATAGTGGTAATTACCCTTTCCAAACCTAGAGGGTCAGCGTCACTGTATATTAGAATCGTATCTCCTACTGCAAATCCTATGTTTCTATAATCAGTGCCAGTAACAAAGACTCCTGTTGAACCAGCGTCTGCTGCCATTGCTACTGCTTCTTGAGGACCTATCTCTAACAAATCAGCAATTTTCTGTGGCGTAGTGTATGCAAGAGCATCAGGGTCAAGGGGTCTTGTCTCAGGTTCACCCGGACTGAATACCTGTGGCATTAGAGCCTTGCCTCCTCATTTCTAGTTGCTAAATTATATTCCATTGGTCTGCTACAAGAACCACAAGTCTCTCTCCACATAAAATGAAGGAAGCCACAGTGCTTGCATCTTGTACCAGAACCTATGTTAAGTATGTCAGCAACGTCTTTGACGCGCTTGTTTTGTTTCTTTACAGTACCCTTCAGAGGGTTGGGGTTATCCCCAACCACTCCATCGTCGTACTTTATGTCTGAACGTACGTTTTGTTTCTGTGCTCTGGATATGTCTTCGATATCAAGTTCTCTCAATTCGAAACCCATTCATACCCCTCACCATCAAACGTATGTCACCAGTATGTAGATATTACCCAAAACCGTAAACGGGTCCGACGCTATCAGGCTGGTAGTGCTTGATGCATCACCCAACGTACCCACAGCAGTCGCTATGGTCGTTGACAGCGTGGACGTGTCAGTGAACTCCTTCGGTGAGAAGGGTCCAACGACTTTGTACTTCGGTGTTAGGTTAGCCATTTAGGTCACCGCCTTAACTGCGGTGTCCCATAGCGAACCATGTGCCGTCTTGCCCGTTTACGTTCTGGATGACTAGTGAGGTGCCGTTGATGAGTGCGAACACTCCATCGACTCCTGCTCCAGTTCCAGCAGTTCCGCTTCCCGCAACTGCGTTGCATGCTACTATGTCGGCTAATAGACCAGATAGGTCGATAGTGCCTCCAGCATCGCTTCCGCCATTGGTAAAGGTTCCAGTAACCATTAGCAGGTTACCCATTGTGTGTGGTCGTGTATCAATTGTACTTTCAAATGCCATTTATTTATTCCTCCTTTATTGTCTCCTCGACTGGTTCTTCGACGATTTCTTCTACTGGTGCCTCTTCTACTACAGGCTCCGGTACGACTACGGGGGCAGGTGGGTTAAGGACCTTGTCAACCAGACTCAATAGTTTGGTCTTAGTTTTGTATCCTCCACCCACGCTGCTTCCGTTATCTTCAAGCCATTTGATGATGTTGGCTCTTGTCCAGCCATCATCTGGCAATCCGTCTCCGTCCAAGTCAATGTGGACTCCCTCGTCTCCCTCAATCAGAAACACTGTGTCACTGATTTTCCTACGGAATTCGTCTAGCCATTCCTGACTGACTTCCCTCTTCTGCCCACGAATGAATGCCGGGACCTTTGGGTCCGGGCTCTTCCTCTCGTAGAAGGGTCCTTTGTAGGTCATGTGGGGCACGAAAGACCACCTCAGACTACCACTAGCAGTAATTCTGCTCCAGTCGTGTCGTTGGTAGTACCATCAGTTGTCGCTTCTATGTCGAAGGTCAGTACAAGGTCGCTGGTTTTTACCACTGCAAAGTTAGCAGTTGCGTCCGCGTGCTGTCCTACTACTGTTAGAATTTTACTGCACTCGCCGCTTAGGGTTAGTGTCTCACCCTCAGCTAGAGCGCTGTTCATTGTAACAGCTAGAAGTCTTGGACTCCTTCTGTTGGCTACCTGTGTGTTTGATGCTGCGAAACCACCAAGGTTACCGGGGTAACCGTCGGTTGATTGTCCATCGAGCCATAATGTCTCGCTTTCGTCGCTACCAGCCCATAGACCAAGGTCTAGGTTGACCGTGGTAGTTGCGCTGCCGCTCGTTGTGTATACTATTCCTCTGTGTGTTGTTGCTGCCATATCATTTCACCTCTTTATTATCTCCTCTGCAACCTCACTTTAGGTCACGAATACTCCCTTGTGCGCCGAAGAAAGTGGTCCATATCTCACCCATGGTTCGGTATAGTCCCTCTTGACCCAATCTGTTGATTGCGAATGGGTCGCCAGTCTCGATTCCGCTCTCGAAGTACTGCGTTGGTATTGCAGTGCTAAAGTAGAGGTAGTCTGTATCTAGGTAGTAAATCTTGGATAGGTTTCCGTCGTCGTCCATGTCCTTGGTTGGGATGATTGGTACACCGTTGTAGGTTGCGACGATGAATCCGGCTTCCATACCGGGAACACCCTTCACACCGTTGTAGGTTGGTGTAACTCTCTTCTCTTCCATGAACCTCTGCTGGGACTGTAGTAGTTGCTGTAGTCTCATTAGAGTGTCGTATCCAGTTAGCATGACCTTGGGGTTTCCACCACGCTCCCAGATTTGCTGGAATAGTGTGTCCAGTTGGTCTAAGGATAGCGTTCGGTCAGTACCACCGCTGTCACAGTTGACTTCTGCGTCAGACCATGAGTTAGCGGACCTGTCGATGCTGTATAGGTCCATATCTGCGTCTGCGCTCACGTGAGTTGAGCCGCCTCCCATTGCTGAGTGGCTTGCAGTAACTCGGTCTAGTGACTCGAAGTTGTTTGCTGCTGGTGTGTCGACGTCTGTTAGAAGCATCTTGTTGACCATCTCTGCGTGGTGCTTACCCATCTCTTCCTTTAGGACTGCTCGGATGTCTCCCAATCCGTCGTCCCTGTCTGCTAGGAAGATAGCTGTCTCAGACATATCGAACGTGTGTGCGATAGTCTTTGGCTTTGCAGCGATGTGCTGGAAGGTGGGCTTCACAGTGTCTGGTAGTATTGCATTCTCAGCTACACCACCGTGGACTACACCTGCGTTAGGCTTGTCTGTGATAACTCTCCAACCACTCCTGTCCCAAGGTCTCTTGGGTAGGATGCTGAAAGCGTTGAACTCTTGGTTTAGTTGCGACCAGACCTTGCGACCGTAGATTGCTTGGTATGTACCAGCAGTCGTGGACAGCATAGGACTGTCAGCCTTGAGCAACTCGCTACCGGAGTAGGAGTAACCCATTGCGTTTCCGGCGCCATAGTAATAGCGCTCCATGTCAGTTATTGTTCGTACGTAATCTCTTGCCATATTTCTTCACCTCTTATTTACTCCGGGTTGAATGCCCTTGTAGCCAGATTGTGGACTTCACTCCATGACATTCTGGCTAGGTCTTCTGTTGAAGGCACGCTGACTGCTGGCTCTGCTGACTTCTGGATGGTCTCTCCCACCTGTGGTACAGTAGCGCCTGCTTCGATTCTCTCAGTCAGTGCTTCAATTGATTTCTGTAGGTCTGCTAGAGGTCCGCGTGCATCATATGCTGCGGCTTCGGCTTTTGCGATTTCCTCTTGGCGCTCGTTTGAGTAGCGAGTTGCAAACTGGCTCTCAAGGGTTCCTCGGAACTCCTGCTCTAGTGCAGCAGCCTTGTAGACCTCGTATGCGGCCTCTACATCTGCGTCACTAACAAGTGCTGGGTCTAGGTAGTCGGATTTCTTGACTTCTTTCTCGCCACCACCAGTGCCTAGTTTTCCTACAGCACCGGTTGAGGGAGAGCCATTTTCCTGTGCTCGACCTTTTACCTGACCACCGAAGTAGTCAGCACCGTCTCCAATGGACTCTGGTGTGGAACCCAAGTTTGCTTTGTTGAGGTCATCAAAGTGCGCTCTTGCACCGTCGATGTCCACTCCACCGCTTTTTAGGGTGTCTTCCATCCAGTTAAGGTACTCAGAAGTAATGACATCAGAGTAAACGTCAGATTTCTTGGCATCATCGCCATACATCATCTTGTCTTTGTCGTCTTTCTTGTCATCGGCTCCCTTGTGCATGCCCTTCTCGTCCATGTCCTTGTCCTCTTTCTTGCCTTCTTTCTTGCTTTCCATGTGCTCTTTCAATCCTTCAGGCATGGCACCCTTCTCCATGGAGTCGAGCCTACCTTCTAGACGAGAGAGTACATCGCTCATCTGTTTCATCATGTCGTCATTTTCTTCTGTCATGTTTTTGTCTCCTTTGTCTTCTTTCAGTATGCTAAAAGTTGCTTCTGGGTTTATTCCTTTTTCACAAATAGTGATTTCGTGTAGTTCAAGTTTACTGATTTCTTGGTAGTCGCCCCTTTTTGGGTCCGATTTCCTCATTCGCTTGAATGCTTGGCCTCCGATGCTGAATCCCCTTAGACTTCCCTTGCGTATTTCCGCTGAGACTTCCTTGGCCTTCTCGATGTCACTTCTGAGTTGTACTACAACAAACATCCCGACATCGTCGACTTCGCTTTTCCATAACCTCCCTTCACTATCCGTATAATTAGGAACAACTTCTCCGACTTGTATATTTGAGTGCGCTAGTTGGACGTTTCTGTATTTCGGGTCTTCCATGAACTTCTGAAATGCGTCCTTCAATGCCCCCCTTGTGATTATATCGCCCTGCTTGTCAACCAACTCGACACTGGCGTAACCAGCGACAATGAGGTCTCTTCCACCCTTGAGGAGGGAAATCGACTCATCTCTTCTGAGTAGTTGCTCACTTAGGACCACTAGCCCTGCGTTGGTTTGTCATACTACTTATACCGCTCGCAGTACTAACTGCAAGGTTTCATACGTCAGAATCGTCGTACTGCTCTTCCTTTTCCTTCTTTTCCTTAGGTTTCTTAGGATAGTCAGACGGTTTTTCTGGGTCTTCCTCGGGCCTTTCTTTCATATCCCAATCGGGGATAGCATGCTCAGAAGTTAGACTGGTTGGGCCTCTAGGGCTGGCAATATCAGAACCAACGTCTATTCCCAATGCTCTGCCACCACTCATTGGGTAATGACCACTGCCTGTTGCTTTCTCCAGAACCTCCAGCGCCTTCTCCATTACTAGCAGAGCCTTCAGGGTGTCTTTTGGTTTCAGCAGGATATTCCTGTCTTTCTTGGGTTTTAGCAAACCACCACTCTGATTTTCTATTCTACGGGCACGCTCATCAGTCATACCCTCGTCAACCTTGTCTTCTTCTAAATCTGATATGTCTAACTCCTCTTTCAGCAATTCATTGAAACCTTGTCGCCAATAGGGTTCTAGACTGTTAGCGAGTTTCAGGGAATAATCTGACTTGGTTACAC